GTTATCGTATTCAATAGTATTTCTGTTGTAGCTGATAACACCTGCTCGGATGAAGTCGGGCAAGTTTTCATATCCGTAACGATAGCGGTTCATGATATCCTGCGCACCCTCATATTTGTGAGCAGCGATAAGAACCTGTGCTTCAGGAACAAACATAGTAAACCATAGAAGATATCCGCAGGCGCAGGTTGTTTTACCCATCTGTCGCGGTAACATAGCGATCACATCTTTGTGATTGTGATATGCTTCTATAAGTCTTACCTGATAATCGTAGGGTTCAAAATCAATAGCACCACGTACAGGATGTTGGATCTTAAGAAAGTTACGCATGAAGTATAATGGACCTGTAACGGGATCCATACACTTCTCAAGGTGCTGTACTTCTTCTAATGTATACCTATCTTGTTTGTGCGCTTTTTTGATTAAGACGCCGTCAAGTGATTTTGCCATACATTTATTTACAGAAAAAAATAGGCTCCGAAGAGCCTATCTGACTTTGCTGTTATGCTTATCTAGCTTTGGCTTCTGCTAGACGTTGTGCTAGTTCAGCTTTGATCATAGCACGTAGATCGCTTTCTGGCATTGCCATTGGGTTATCGCCTGCTTTGTAGCTGTGCTTATATTGACCCTTTTCACGGTTCATACCACCTGCTAGAGTCTTGGTCATGTATTCTGTATCTTTAGTAAATGGCTCGCCTTCTACACCGTCTGGAGTGTTAGCAAATGCTTCATCCTCTGGTTCATCTTCACCTTCAGGATCAATGTCGCCGCCATCTTGATCGTGTTCTGGTTCTTCTTTGTCTAGATCCAATGGTAACATCTTTAGTGGAGGAAGACCGCCTGCTGGCTTGTCCATTGGTTCGATTTCGATTGATGGCTCATTACCACCCATTGGGGACAATGCCTTGGGTGCTGCATCTGGGTTCACTTTTGTGATCAGTTGCATTAGTTGTTCAATGTTGTCCATGCCTTGTGCATTTAGATTAACACTTAGGCTTGGTGGCGCAGGAGGAGGACTAGACATAGGACCTTGTCCCATGCCCATTGGTTCTCCGCACTCGTCAATCTTAGCTTCAGCAACTGGCTGATCTAAGGCGACAATCTTTTTGTATAGATCATGTATATTCATTTCTTATCCTTTGTATGGGTCTGGAATCTTGTTCTGGTGTGAACCAACTGGACTCTTAGCCCCATCGCTGCCATAGTCTGGGCCCGAAGCTGATGCTTCTGATTTGATATCTTTTTGTCCTAGTTCTTTTTTACGAGCCTTAGATGCTTTTGCTAAGTCTTGTAGAAAACCTTTGTTATAATCAGGACCAAAGTAATCTTTTTGTTTTACTTTGCCTGCTTCTTTGTACTTGTCATCAGTAAGTAGGGCATCTTTAGATTGTAGATCTGTACCTTGCTGATTGTATTCTTCTGTAGGATCTGCTGAGTTCTTGACACGGAAGTGAGTTGGGCACATTTCCATTGCCATTAGCTCATTCTTAATCTCGGTAGTGATGGTTGGATATTCTGTAACCATCTCATATATAGAAACTTCGCAGTTCTTAAGATCTGGAAAATCGATAGGAAGCTGCTGGATAGGTGTGGTGTTTAGTTTTTCCAGGGTCAAAACGTTACAGCGTCCAAGTCTGGATTTTAGGTTTTCCTCAAACTTTTCAGGAACTTCGCCCGCTACCTTGATCTTGAAGCTATAGACTTTTTTGCTTTCTGTCAGATATTCTTTAAATGTTTTCATATTAATATTTAGCCCTTTTGGCTCAATTTTTTCAATAGCTCGTTGCGGTCAGTGATTATGTAACCCTGACCATTTAATACTTCTCCTTCTGGAGATTTAGTATCTTGATCGATTTTAAGCTTCTTTAGCTGTAGATCTACTGCTTTTAACTTTTTGTCTATTTTAGCTGTTTTGGCGTCTATGGCATTTTTCATCATAGTACCAGCTACTTCAAAGATGCGCCCACTGTAACGCACTTCTACATTCATGCCCAAATCCATTAGATCATCATAGGCTTTTTCTGCTTTGCTAGCTAGAGCATCTAGCTCTTTATCATCAATGTTATCTAACTCGGCAATCTGCGGCAATCCTCTAGTTAACTCAGCTACTGCTTTATAACTGTCATCAAGGCTTTGTACCTGCTGATGTGTAGGAGGCGCGGGTGCTGGCTCTTCTTCTTTTGCCTGGTCTAAGTTGAATAATTCTTCAAGTTTTTTGGTCATACTTTACTTATCTACGATTGCCGCCCTGATGGAAAATCTCATTCTCATTTACGACCCTAAACCTTATATTCTGCTGCTTGCACCACTTACTTGCAGCTTCCCATTTGGCTAGATTTTTAATATACTGCTGTTGATTATAAGCACTCTTTCCTACTTTTTCTCTTAACGTCTGACTTGCTGGCTTTACTTCAACTAGTTCGGCATGTTTCTTTTTGTTTTTATCTATATACACAATAAAGAAATCCGGAACATATATTGTTTGGCGTCCTGTCAGGGGATCTCTATAAGGTATCTGTACGCTCTCGCTAGCCCAGTTTTCGACTCCTGGGTGTTCGTCAAGCATACGCATGAATACAAACTCCCAACTACTTCTAGCTAATGGCTTCTTTAATCCTACATATTTGCTAGGATTTTTCATTTCAAAAAAACCTTGGGCAAACTTGGGCATTACGGTAAGATATTCCTAGTATGGGTTGTGTTTACTACAGGTGTAGTCCTGAATCCTAGAGTTGACGTAGAGGTTCTATTATTGTTTAAGACTTCTCCGACAAGAGAACTTAGGTCTAGTTCATTAAACCCTTTTAATGTATCCAAGATACTAAAGATAGGTGTCCCGTCTAGTTTTGCCTGCTTTAGCAATGTCGATGACACTACTGCTGCGGCGTCGTCATCAAATCCTTTGCCTTTAAAAAAAGAAACTGTGGCATCAACTTCTGAAGCGTTAAACTGCAAAGGTTCTTGACCATATGTATCAAAGAATAGGCGTGTGCCTGCTGAACTGTCAGAAGGGGTACTGATAGGTAAGTTAGTTGCCATTTATTATCCTTGATCTGGAGGTGCGATGATAGATCGCTGCGTTGCTTGTGTGTTAGTAGTGGTCGATGTATTCTTTGGAAACACAGCACCTATGACTCCTCCGACTGTAGATACCGCTGTAGCAATGTTTCCTGGATTGCTTAAGATGTTGACAGCCTCACCGGCCAGTCCTTCTTTGGTCAATCCTCTTAGATTTTTATAGGTGTTGATTCCTTTGATAGCTGTACCAAGGAATCCTCCAAAACTATCAAAAGTTGTGCCGTTAGATAAGTCACCGAATACTTGTTCTAGGCCATCGAGTACGCCGCCTTCTCCTGTAAGAGTAGCAACTCCGCCACCGGCTACACTCAAAGGACTTGGTAACAGATCATAATGTAATGTAGCAAAACCTTTGGGACTGTTAGATCTTACGGTGCCGCCACCGTATTGCACTGCTTCATATTCTACAGTCATTTGGCTTTCTAGTGTGCCACCTTCACTGTAATCAACGTTGCCGTGATTCCAAGTTTTAATACGTGGGTTTACTAATGTGTAACTCTGGAATCTCCTACGGCTCATAGTATAGATAGTAATACTTTTAAAGAAAGGAGTGCTGATTTCATTATCAAGACCATAACGGAAATTATCTTTAGGTGTCTTTGTTGGTCTTAGATGCGTTGCAGTCCACGCTGCATTTGGCTGTGTACGATCAGCGATATAGTATCCGTAGTACAAGGCCCATAAAGCATTAACGATACCGGCATTGTCATCGTGCATAGTTATATTAACGGGCTCGTAGTTTATTGCTTTGTAAACTATCTTCTTTCTATTGTATTGATTTTTGACCATCGAGTCAAAACTAAACTTAGGAAGGTCTGCACCTTTGATTAATAAACCAAACTCGTCAGCATGTCGATTGGTAAATGCAGGGCTTCTTAGAGCTGTTTTATCAACTTCAAATCTAGCATAGAATAAGAACTTAGTTCTTGGACTGAGTCTAAATGTATCATCTATGAATAGTCGTGTGGCATGCTGCCAGTTACTGTTAATACCTTTAGGTGTTAAAAGTCCTGCACCTACGCCATTAAGAAATCGAGTGAAGAAGTTTGCCATACTAATATTTATGCCACAAAAAAACCCGAGATAAACTCGGGTTCTTCTGAGTTAATATAACTATTAACCTTGTGCGCCCAATGCTCCAGTTGTTGCTTCTGTAGCGATCTGACGGCCAACTGCTGCACCAATACCACCAACGATACTTGTTGCAGTTTGACCAGCTGCCCATTGCTCCATGTTATCAAAGCGGATGGTTAATGCTACTGTTGCTGCTTCGTTGGTACCATAGTTTAGATCACCATAGTCTGCGTTCTGTACAAAGCAACCATATAGGTTGATAGTTTCTAGAACGTTTGGTGTTAGAGCACCGTTTCCGCCGTCTAGTACTTCGATACGTGTAGTAAACTTGTAATCGATACCAGAACGTGCTGAAGCTTGTTCCATGAAATCGTATTGCTTCTGTATCTGTTGTCCTACTAGTGCCTGCACTTGACCGCTAGCATCGTCACGTAGTGTGAGCGTGATAGTTTCAAATGTGTACTTACCAGCTAGGTATACCTTGCTGTTGTAGACATCCAACGGAATCTCTTCGAATGCTACTTTAGGACGAGTTACGTCTGCTACCTGCTTTGTTAGTTCAGTAGCTGCTGCAACGCCAAATCCTAATAGTGTCACTCTAAAGCGATACTTTAGTTTAGGCATCAGCAGCACTTGAGTGCTGACTGAGCCATTAGTTGGAACTGTTAAGTTGTTTAATGATGTGATAGGCATTTTTAAATCTCTCCTGTGTTCTTAACACGTAGTGGGATGTAAATGAACTCTACTGCCTTGACAGGACTAATAGCAATGTCTACCCATAGCTCATTACGATCAATTCTGCTTGGTGTGTTGTTAGATTCATCACAAACAACTGCGAAGTCGTATAGTGCCCTTAGTCCTACCAACTCCAGCAATAGGCTTTCACATGCCTGCTTAATCTCATCACGTGTGATTTTGTCATTAGGTTCAAAAATGTATGGACGAGCAAGTTTGTTTAGTTGGCTACGTAGGTAAACAACTAGACGAGCTACGTTAATACGATCTAATGCGCTTGCGTTAGGATCGCGTGTCTTTTGACCATAGTTAACAAGTCCAACACCATTAAAGAATGCGATTGGATTGATCTTTAGATCATAAAGTGTATCACGCTGTCCGTTGTTAAGAGCAACGGTTTGGAACTCACCTGTGTCTGCATCGATATAACCAACTGCTGTTGCGTTAGTAATACCACCACGGCGTGTGCCTGCTGGTGCAAACCAAGGATAGCTTACATTGTCGCTCAATGTTATTGTTTTTAGCATCATATGTGATGCTGGAACAACTGCGTTGTAACCACCTAGGTCTGTGGTAAATCCATTTGGATAGAACACTGATAGATAGTTGTCATAGGTAACGATACCATCATCGCCGTTGTCTGTAACTAGATTAGCGTTAGTACCCCATGTTGTTAGACTTGTAGCATCTGCTGGCAAGCGTAATGGAGTATCACCGATAACGAATGCTGTCAATCCTCGGTCGATATTCAAGTTAACCAAGTTGCTCATTAGTTCAGGATACCCTGGAGCAGCAATGATGTTGAAGTTACGACGTTCTTCGTCACGGATCTCAGCACTTGTGTCTACAACACTCTTGAGTGCGCTGACAACCACTTTGCGTTGAGCATGACGTAGGAATGAACCTGAACCGTCTTCGTTATTTGGACTTGCTGTTACCCAACGATCAAATACTTTAGCATCATTGCTGCCGGTTGCATACAATGACTGTGCCTGACCTAGATAACGTGTGTTATCTGCATCTTTGTCAACATAACTGTTATGATACTGCTTAACATTGCCACCGCTTCTACGTGTGTTCCATAGCAACATACCCTTTGGATATAGTGCTGGATCTGGAGCGTCGAAGTCGATATAGTCTGAAGATAGAAGATCTTTAATAGCCCCTGCAATATTGCCAGTTGCACCTGATACACCGTAACGTGCATCAGCAAATAGAATGCCTTCTTCTGTTGTTTGATCTGCACTGTCAATCAACACCCATGTTGCTGATGATAGACCTGCATTCTTGTAACGATATATTCTTGGATACATTTCAACATCTGAAGTATCAATCCATAGATCGTTGTTAGCTAGTGCGCCGCCATCTGGATTCTCTGTAGGCTTAGATGCACTTACAATAGGGCCACCTGACCAAGTGCCTGAATATACGTTCCTGTATCCTTTCCATGTAACACCGTTGTGTATTAGGATATCAACTTCGCTAACAGTTGGGTTGTACCATAGTTGACCATCGGATGGCTCGTTAGTTGGAGCTGAGCTGCTTGGAATAAATCCTTCGCTAGCTAATGGTCTCCAGTTCGAGATTAGATAATCATAACCGTTAACTGCTACACCTTCTGGTGATGCATAGAAGTTTGCCAGTCCTGATTTGGTATAAGGATTGTATGTAGATCCAAATAGTGAACCAACTACACCGTCAGTATCTGTAATACGGATTTCGCCGCCTGCGGCGTGTGTAATAGTTAGACTATTATCTTCGTTAACAGTAGCACTAACATTCTTAAGACCAACGTCTGTAAGTTCGTTATAAGCAGCGTCGTTGATGGCCTTTGCAATCTTTTCTAGGTCTGCGCTGATTGAACCAACGCTGCCTGTTAGGGCTGCGGTTGTAACAGTCATAGAGTTTAGACCGATTGCACCGACCACTGATTCGCTGATAGTGATCGATTTTGCACCTGCTGAAAATGCTGATGTCTTAGCTGGCGATGTTACTGAAGTAGCACCCTTAACAGCTCTGCGCCAGATACGGAAAGTTGCTGTACCTGGAGCTTGATTAGCACCTGTTAGCTCGTCTGCGTTTGTCTGGACGAATAGTGTATCGACAGTTAGATTCTTACCACCGCCTGCACGATCGAGCTGATAGTCAGCTTCGTGTGTGCTGCCGTATAGATAAGCTTCAACAGCTGACCATACTTTAGTTACAGTACTCCAACGCTTCATTCTCCAACGTGAACCATTGTTTGGTTCTGTGGTCTTTAGCCATACGCTACCACTTGGACGTGGTGCTGTATCATCTTCTTTAAATGCTGGAACTTGTGTATGTGGGCTTTGTACCAACTTAGGAGCATAGTGTACTCCTGTGCTGATCTTCATGATAGTTGTCCACGAACCAGTACCGTCTTCTAGGCTTAGAGCATCATTAACACTTGAGTCGCCTTCATTCTTACCGGAGAAGTAAAGATAAAGTTTTTCATTCACTACTGCACCTGAAATGCCTTGTGAACTAAAAGTATTGATAGTATTTGCTAGGTTTGTTAGCAGTGCTGTTCTATTAGCACCTGATAAAGTGATAGTATTGCCGTTGATCTTAAATGTCTGACCTGCTGCAATGCTGGTGTCAATCTTGGCGCCTGAGTATACTGTTGGATGTGAAGCAGTCCAATCTTCGCTGCCTACCAATACCCATGCACTTCCTGCTGGGTGGCTTACTGGACGCTTGTACCAGATAGTTGCCATTTCAACACTGGCGCTGCCTGACTGGAATACTACAGCATAGTTGCCGTCGACTCCTACAGATGCCTTAGGTGCTCCTGTTCCGGAATCGATCTTGCTGGCGTCATCGTCAGTTAGTACTAAAGGAACTTGTGCTGTAAATGTTTGGCCGCCTTTTGTTGAAGCTGCCATGCCGTTCCATTCTTGGATACCCCATGCTGTTGCCTTGGTGTCCATCCACCATTGACCGTTATTGGCTTCTGCTCCCGGGGCGGTTGTTTGGGGTTCTAGTTGGTCTAGATCGATGTTAGCACGAACGATAAAAACTGAGTTCGTAACGCCTAACAAGCTGTATGCTGCTAGTAAACCGTACTCGTTGCGTTCGCCACCGTGGATTGGATTATTTGTAGCTGTCTTTTCAAAGAAAGGTACGCCGAAGGTATCAATCAAATCCTTCTGGCTAGTGATCTTAAATGCTTTACCTGCATTTGCTTGTAATGTTCCTGCTGCGGTTGCTGTTCCTGCAGCATTCAACTTGTTCTGGGCTGTTGCCACAACAATCAAAGGAGTCGTACCAGGTTCAGCTGGTGTATAAAAACTCTCGTCGATTACCGTTACGGCTACGCCTGGTGATGTAAGTGATGCCATTCCCTATTCTCCTGGTAATAGTTGCTCAATGTATTTACCAGGATATTGGAAAAACACTAGGTTACAACCAAAGAAAAAGGGGTCATAAAGGGCTAAATATTGGGTGAGACCTCTTTGTAAATGCGGACAACGACCTCGAGCCGTCAACTATCATAGAGACGGCCGTACATATTATAGAAGCCTATGCGAAGTTTGCATGGCTAACGGGCTCAACCACGGAATCCCTAGATGGTATAGGGCTGGTTATCGTAAAAAATCACAGTGCGATAAATGCGGATTCCGTAGTCCACACAAAGAGGTCTTTTCAGTTTTCCATATAGACGGAGACCTGAATAACTGTCGCCCTAGCAACTTAAAAACAATCTGTGCCAACTGTGCGCAGGTACTCAGTAAGGACGGTATTACTTGGCGTCAAGGGGATCTCGTCGCTGATTACTAGAGTTCTAACCTGTGTGTAAAGATCGTCTAGCGATCCGTTGTTATCAATGATACTATCAAAATCAGTGCCAACCCAAGCAGTTTCTGACGCATGTATCTTACGCATTTTTAGATCATTGATAGCGATATTACTACCTTTATTGGCTTCTACGGCAGTTTCATACCAGTCAGGAAGAGCTCCACGCTGTACCCAGATAATCTTGCCACCTGCGTTGCGTATGCTTTGTATTTCATTAGGAAATCGACAATCGGAAATAACTACGTGATCTTTTGAGTTACGGATTTTGTTTTCTAGACTAGCGATCCAGATATCATCATGGAATCCTTTGCGGCATACTTCTGTTCCCCAGTATTGCAGGACCCAACGGGGAGTAAGTGTAGGCATATCTAGGCGTTCAGCCCACCAAGGATCTACCTGTTCTCGCCATTCACGGGCTTCTTTAGTGCGCCCTTCTAAGAGTGTGCGATCCCATCCAAAAACGGCTGCACAAGCATCTTTTAGTGTGTTAGCAAAACTTTCTCTACGGAACTCGTGAAAGTTAACCAGATAGTCAGCGACTGTGTCTTTGCCGCTACCGATAAAACCGCAAATACCAATGATCATAATATTCTCCAATAAAGAATATTATAAACAAGTATTAGCCTAAGGTCAACCGATAATCCAGGTATAACCAGAACCGCCGGGCACCAATTTCATCAAATCGTCAGTGAGTTTATCGATTTCAGCTTGAGCTTCTGTTTTAAGAGCAGCACCGTTTAGCTGAGTTCCGCCTTGTGGTCCAGCGATCTGCCCAAACTTTTCACGTGCTTGTCCTAGCATGAGCTTGCAGTTAGCTAGGCTATAATCTTTGATCCATTGGCTAGCATAGACATCGTCAATGATTGCCCAGTCTGGTCTTGTGTTGTAGCACCATAATAACACCTGCTCCTCAGCCCTAGGACGCTGTTGGATTACTAACTTTCGACTTTGAGGATGCCATGTAAAGTTGATAAATGCTCCAAACATTTTACCTACGAGTTCTTGATATTGCGCAAATAACTCGTAGGTTAGCAAACCGCCCATATTAGTCGAGCTTAACAAATAGGTATTTGTATAGGCTAGGTTAAAGGGCTCAAAAACAGTACCACCTACGCCCGAGCCAGTCCTGCTTCCGATGCTTCTACGAAACACTTGGCGAACCTGTTGTACCTCTTTTGGTAAGATGTACTCGTTGGTATCCGGCAGCAGATCTAAGAAAATATAACTTTCTTCTACGGCGTTATCGCTCCTTTGTCTAAAAACAGCGATAGCCCTATCAAGGGCAGTTTCATAATGTTTAGGATCTAGTTCTACATCTATCATACCATCGCCTAGCATGGTTTTGCAGTAGTTGTAGACTGATTGTCTTGCGGTATCGATTTGGCTCATACTGTTATTTATCGTAGCGGTAAATATAGTACTATGCCAAGACTTTCACTTTACCGCCCAGAAAAGGGCAACGATTATAAGTTTTTTGACAAAACTATCTGGGAAATGTTCCAGGTGGGCGGAACTGACGTACTCGTACACAAATATCTAGGTTCTGGAACCAGCGGCGCTGGAGCCAGTCCTGCAGCACCTACGTATGACTCCCTAAGTCCTACGAATATACAGGACATGCTGTTGTTGGAAAATAGAGATAGAAAATATGATCCAGACGTTTATGTCCTACGAGGAGTTTATAATCTACAAGACATTGACTTTAATCTAAGTCAGTTCGGACTCTTCTTACAAAACGATACTATTTTTATAACATTCCATATCAATGATACTGTAGAAAAACTTGGCCGTAAGATTATCTCAGGTGATGTTATTGAGCTGCCTCATCTTAAAGATGAATATGCTCTAAACGATCTACAGTTTGCATTAAAACGATTCTATGTTGTAGAAGATGTAAACCGAGCAGCAGAAGGATTTAGTCCTACTTGGTATCCACATTTATATCGTGCTAAATGTAAACCTCTAGTTGATAGCCAAGAATACAAAGATATCTTGGATCAGATCCAAACAGATTCTTTTGGTAACCCTACAAATACTACACTTCGAGACATTGTCAGCACCTATGAAAAAGAAATGCAGATCACTAAAGCTGTCATGGATCAGGCAGATGCTGATGTACCTAAGAGTGGATTTGACACCAGTAAGTTCTATACCATACAGATCGATCCGGATACTAAGAAGGCAGCGTTAGTTACAGTTGACAGCACCAGTGAGCTGTTAATACCATCTACCGATACTAATGGCAATACCATCTACGATGAAACAGGTGAGCCAGTATACATGAGTGTGACTGCCGATACTATATTCAAGAGTGCTGATCATAGTGATTATTCAGGATATCTACTTGAAGACGGTATTCCGGCGAATGGTGCTCCATTCTCTGCTGGCATAGCGTTTCCTATAAATCCTACAGAAGGGCAGTTTGCTCTACGTACAGATTATCTACCTAATAGATTGTTTAGATTCAACGGAGCACGTTGGATCAAGATTGAAGATAATGTAAGAATGACCATGGACAATCTTGGTGCTACTGATGTAGGAACTGGCGATAGATACGAAGGCAAAGACAATCGTCAGACACAGAAAACCAGCTTCATTAACAACACAAAAACTGATACGATCAACGGTCATGTTACTAAAGAAAAACAGAGCTTGTCAAAAGCTCTTAGACCACAGGCGGACGAGTAATGGATTATTTCTACGACGGACAGATAAGGCGTTATATCACACAGTTCATGAGAGTATTCATGGGCTTCAAATATAAGGCTGGCGGTGATACTCCAGAAGAACGATATGTACCAGTGGCATATGGAGATCCTACTCGCATGGTAGCTTCCATAATCCGCGAAAACAGCGAAAATAAAATGCCTACAGTTCCAAAAATCGCTTGTTACATCACAGGGCTTGAAATAGACAAGGAACGATTAGCTGACCCTACTTTTGTTAGCAAGGTAAACATACGTGAGCGAGCCTATACCAAAGACACAGAAACAGGTCTAGTTGAATATAAAAATATACAAGGCGGCAACTATACCATCGAAAGGTTGATGCCAACTCCATATAAGTTGACTATGAAAGCTGACATATGGACCAGCAATACTGATCAAAAACTACAACTACTAGAACAAATATTAGTGTTGTTTAATCCTAGTCTCGAAATACAAACCACAGACAACTATGTCGATTGGACCAGCATCACGGTCATGAATCTAGGAGCCATATCTTTTAGTTCTAGGAGTATTCCACAAGGTGCAGACACAGAAATAGACATCTGTAGTCTAGATTTTGATATGCCCATATACCTAACACCTCCTGCAAAGGTTAAGAGATTGGGCATCGTCAAGGCAATCATAAACAATGCCTTTACCGAAAACGGCGATGTTGTAAATCTAGAAGGTCTGGTCTATAATAGAGCCAAGGGCAAGTTCCAAACTACTACTAATAACTATAGAGTATTATTGTTTAAATCACAGAACGGACAGCCTTATGACTATGATGTCACTATCGCTGATCCGACACAAGCCATACTGAGCATGGGCTTAGATCAACGTATGCTAAAGACTGGAGCACCTATCGATTGGAACAGTATCTTAGAAATGCAGGGAGGATATACTCCTGGTAGTCTGATGTATTTTGATCAACCAACCGGTTATACAATGGTAGGTCCATTTGCTATCAATCCTGTAGATCCTAGTGTCATAGTAGTCACATTTGATCCAGATACGATTCCTGCAAACACATTGATCACCGACGACGGAGTTATCGATCCAACTGGTAGAGGAACAGTAGATGCTATTATTGATCCCTACAAGTTTAATCCTAGAGAAGTATACGGGGCTCCTGAAAATATTCCTACAACACTTAGATATCTCATGCTTGATGATGTCAATAATAGTGCAAATGTAGGTGGGTTTATTGATCCCAATAGAGGCACTATACATACAGATTCTAGTCTCGATTCATATGATGGTCCGGATGGTTGGAAAAATGCCAATGACAGTGACCCAGTGATTAAAGCAAATACTGTTATAAGATGGGATGGATCTCGTTGGGTTAAAGTATTTGATCCTAACGATTTTACTCCTCCAATCATCATACAGAATCTAAGAACCGGTATCAAATATCGCTGGACTGGAACAGAATGGCTCAAGGCCTTTGAAGGCGAATATCAACCAAACTTCTGGGGATTCTACCTAGATCCTAAATAAGTAGTTGATGCAACAACGAGCCGGACTACTATTTTTAGCCAAAAATACCAAACGTATATTGATGGTACTGGAAGATGAAAAATGGACAGTACCGACTTTCCCGCGGCAAAACAGCCTGTTAGGTGATGCTGAAAATCTGTTAAGCACTTACAGTAAGGGAAAGATCGTTCCTATCGAACTTTATCTCAGCGAAGATCGAGGGTTTGAATACGGAACATACATATGTCTTGTAGATCAAGAGTTCCTGACACTGGCAGCTAAAACTATTGCTTGGTGCGATTTTGATCTATTGCCCAAGCAGTTGCATCCTGGACTCAGGTCCACATTAAATAATCAACTTATTAGAACAAAAATAGAAACTATTATGGAGATGGCCGATGTTTACACCTCTGCTTAAATCTGAAAGATTCCTTAACGAGTACGAAACATTCAAGAATGAAATAGCAAAAGTCAATGATTACCAGATTCGGGCTCAGCTAGATCAAGAATTAATTTCTCTAAGGACTTCGGTGCAGGCCATTGACGAAGCCCACGAACAGCTAATGTTTGGCAACAACAATCACGAACTCATCACAGAGCTTAGAGAAAAGATTAAAACTTTACGCCAGAGCATAGATACAAAACTAAGCGTCTGGCGTGAAAGTTAAGCCTGTGCCTCACCCCAACGGATAATCACGTTAGAAGTAGTATTTGATCCAGATGTCTTATAGACGTTGATCGCTAGCACGTCTGGACCATTCGGAAAGGTACCACGACCACCAATACTTGTTGATGTGAGTTCTTTCAACCCTGATAGATCTAAGCTGTCTGATCCGCCTGGTAAGCTAATGAATGAGAATACCTGTTCACCTGGTAGCGCATAAGCGGCACCAAACTGCCATGTAATCGTTGCCGCAGCATTGATGGTAGCGTTTGATGACTGTGTAAACGACACACGATACACCGTAGTCGCTCCAAAGGTACGTGTACTGATAGCGCCGACCGCTGTACCAGCTGGGAAGCTAGTCACTGTTGTCGCTAAGAATGTACCAATAGTAGCTCCTCCTGACGCCCAAGAAGTGCTGTCAAAGAACAGATAGTTAGTATTGGTGTAGCTAGCTCTCGAGCCTGCTGCCGTAACAGTCACAGTCACATCATTACCGCTACCGCTGGTTGAGTTAGCATTAGCGTTAGCACTCATTACGACTCGAGTGTATGAAACTGTACTGATTACAGCATAGCCGGTAGTCACTGATAAAACGGTTTGACCGCCCGTGATAAATGTAGTAGCCGAAAGAGTATCGCCTGCTAAGATTCCGGAGGCGTTCCATTCTGTATCTGTTACCAAGAAATCACTTCGACCAGTTGTCAATGCCGAACCATAGGCTGCTGTCAACGCCGATGTTGATGTAACAGTAACTGGGTTTGCACCTGCAGGACTGTTACCATTACCGTTGGCTGTCATGACGATACGTGCATAGACTGTAGTATTGATAGTAGTATAGTTTTGAGTTATACTGGAAACAGTCTGTCCACCCGTGACATAGGTTGTAGCACTTAGAACGTCAGTGACTTTTAAGTTTCCACCAAAACCGTTGTATTGACTCTGCGGAATCAAGAAGTCTGCTCTAGTGCTGCTGATAGCATTATTATACAGAGCCGCCACAGAGCTAGTAAATGTTACTGTGACGTTTTGAGCACCGTTGGTCGCTGCTACAGGTGATGTTGCTGTAGCCACACCACTTAGAGTTACTCTGGTGTATGCTACCGAGTTGATAGTGATATAACTTCTTGTAAATCCAGTGACCGTTTGTCCACCAGTGATATAAGTAGTAGCACTGGTTGGATCACCGATAGCCAACGGTGTGCTGGCCAGTATCGTATCATAATCGGTATTGCTAATCAAGAAATCGTTACGTGCTGTACTCAATGCGCTACGATACGTTGAAGAATATGCTGTAGTGATAGTCACCGGAACGTTATTTCCTGAACCAGCGGTTGATGTTCCCGAACCGTTTCGATCCATTACGATACGAGTATATAAACCACCGTTGTAGGCTCTGGTCACACTACTAATAACTGAGTTAGCAGCGATGTTGGCACCAGTGACAGCATCACCTGGTTGTGGCACCAATGTTAATGCATCGTACTGAGTGTTGGTAATCAAGAAATCGTTACGTGCTGTACTGATAGCACTGACGTAAGTGTTGTTACCATATGGCTGACCGTTGGCAAAACCAAGTGCTGTTACGCTTTGTCCTAGTGTACCAAATGACTGTGCCTGTGCTGTTCTAGTAACCGCAGCAAAACCAGTAGCTGTTAACGTCTGTGTAGATGCCGCAAAGCTCTTGGCTGTAAGCGTTGTGGTAAACGCACCTTGTACTGTAGAAGTTGTCTGGCTGAAGTTACCGCCCCATGTTACAGAACCGCCTGAAGCTACTTGTGCAAAGCTAGGTTGGCCACCAGCGGCACTCGATGCTAGACCGTTCCATGTAATCTTTGTAGGATCTGTTGGATAGTTCTGTGGATTTAGAACTCCTTCAATAACTAGACCGCCAGTGGTTCCTGAATCAGATGTAATAGAAATATTCTGTAGTAACAACTGCGCACGGTTTAATAGTTCTCTTTCACCAAGGTCACCTGTCTGTGCGTTTGAAACACTAGGTGCTAGACGTATCAGGAATGCCGTGGTCTTAGCTGTAGAAACTGTGATACCGGAAGCCACATAGTTAAACAGATAACCACGGTCACTGTCAAACTGACCGTCGATCATGAATGCCGAGCCCCAGTGGCTAATAATAGGGGTAACTGTGCTTGAAACCAGCACAACACCTGCTCCTGAGTTATGTGTGGCTGCTGCGCCACCTGAGAATGTCCTGTTAGATCCAGCCACAAACTGAGTCATTGTTGCAGCACGAGTACAACCAGTTAGAGCTGTTCCGCTGTTGCCAGTAAATCTAATCAATTCTCCGTCGATGCTAACAATACCTGAGGTTGGAAACCAATAACAATCATCGGAGCTCATCGGTACTGTAGTTTGACTGATAGTCATCGCTGCAGAAAGTCTTCCTTTAGCACCTTCATTAATGACTTCATAACGAACTGGTTGGTTACCAGTACGCATGTATGCTTCAGCGTTTACGTTGCTGTTACGGAATCTATGTGCCCATGTATAGTCACCAGTTGGACCACGCAGCATAAAGTCTACAAAGCCAGCACCATACCAGGTCCATTGCATACCAATCATCTGCATCTTAGTGACGTCGATATTATAACCAGATGGTCCAGAACCGTCAAGTGGGTCTAGGTTCCATGATTCTTGTGGAATGATCAAGTCTATGGTCTTACATGCTCGACCGCCGACTACGTTAGTAACCCCACGATAGTCTGGTGTAACAGTTAGTGCGGTGTCGCTGGTTATACCAGAAACTACATGGCTCATACCTTTGATAACGATACGATCTCCAACTGCTAGCTGTTGTGTAAATCTTGTGTTAGTTCCTGTTACTGCATTAGAGTTGGCAGCAAGGTTGATAGTTCCTGCCAACTGGAATGTCGAACTGCGCTTACCGACAGCCATCCTTTGACCATCATATTGCCAGAACATACCGTTTTGATCGTCAAATGTTCCCGAACGTACTGTAGAACCATGCCATTTGTAGATAGCCATTTGACATGGGCTTCCTAGAACAGCTGTGGTTGCTCCTAGAGTTTGTGATCCTATGAACTGTAGTGTACGCTCATCGATGATACTAGTGACAGTGTATACTCCATTATATCCTGAAGTCTGTACTCCTGTGATAACGATCTGCGCACCTACTTGACAACCGTGATCAGTATCGTCAGTGGCCATCGTGATTGTAGCACCTACTGCGGTGCTAGTAGCTGTCAGACTTCTTAGGTCATAGCTAGGAGCAAATAAAGCACCAGTATTGTACATAACTCCCTTACCAGATTGATAACGGATATATTTTTTACTCATACGTATGGCTGTAGAACCATGCGCCGGCCCGCCTGTACCTAACTGTACTCCGCCGTCGTATGGTCTATGTACGAAATAACTGTCTGGACGAGCATAAACAATACCAGTCAATGTGTTAGCGATAGTGCCTTGAGATCTCGCTGTGTAGCGTAGTGTGGTCGGGGTTGGAACCTGCTCAACATAGTACGAGCCTGCTGCTAGTTGAGCATTAGATCCCGAGCTAGTTATCTGTATAGTGAGTGAATCACCTGGAATAAATCCGTGTGGTGTTTGGAAAGTAACTTCAAGTGTGCTGATTGATGTATAGTTTAATGTTGATGCATCAGCTATTGATGTGCTGGTAAAATCATTAATCGTGAATGCACTGATAAATGTTACATTTGGTGCAGTGATCGGTGTTCCTGCGATAGTGAATGTTAAGATTTCACCTCCTGGGGAAACTGTGTCAATCTGAACTGTAGCATCGCCGTTGCCACCGGTTATAGTAACGATATCGCCTGCCGTATAGTCCTTACCTGCAGTATTAATAACTGCGGTCAATACTAGTCCGCCTAGGTCTGTAGTGATATCGACAGTTAGACCAGTTCCTGTGCCTCCGGCTGTGGCAACATTTACATCATCAACATATCCCCCACTACCTGGTGTTACAGCACCTAATACCTGCGGAATATTTAGATCATTAGCAGTAACAACTGTTACGGTAGCATTGTTAGTTGGTGAAGTGCCTCCTAGGCTGGTTCCCGGAAGTGTTATCGTATCATTAGCAACATAACTGTTTCCTGTGTTATTACCTATAACTGCTTGATATGTAGCACCTAATCTTGAAACAGTAAATGTTGCGCCACTACCACTGCCGCTAGTAGCTGACTGTACAATGTTTGCATATGTTTCGTTGGTGCCTTTAATCTGCGAAGTTAGCAGTCCACTTAACAAAATAGTATTAGATGTAATATCAGTAACAGCTACCGAAGTACCATCGCCTCGATCTATAACAAGACCAGGAGTAATGCCAGATGTGTTAGTGACCTGTATAGTGTTATCACCAATCTCTGCTGTCGTGATCAAAGTAGTAGCTGTAACAGTTCCACCGTTGCCTACAACAGAACTAATCTGTGATCCTGTAGGAATACCGGTTCCTGTAATAGGTGCACCAGCAGGAGGAGCACTGCCTGTGAAACCAATGATACTGGCTCCACTTGCTGTGATAAGACTAGTGGTTACGGTCCCACTTTGACCGTTTGAATATACATTGAAACTTGGTGTTCCTACTGAGGCACCAGTATAGAATCCTGCCTTGCGTAGCTGAGTATATGTTTGGCTCAGTGTCGTTGGGTTAGATGTTCCTACTCTTGATTTGGCATAATAGGTAAATGTAGTTGAGCTAGGAACAGAAGCTACTAAGAAAGTTCCTTCTGCACGGCTGAAACCTTTAACTGACGCTGCAAGAGCCTTGATGGTAAAGACATCGTTAACTGCGAAACCGTGATTAGCCACGGTAGTTACTGTGATCAAGCTGCTGCCAATATTTCCTGTGCCTGCTGATGCATCTGTAACCACGCTACTGACTGGAAGATCGCTACCAGGTATTTCGTACACACTTGGATAGTTACGCATCATAGAGATAGTCTGCCACTTAGTTGGCTGAAGTCCGTACTCAAAGTCAGCGTCAAGCATTGACTGCGGTATACCAACTTTAACACGTTCCATAGCGTCCGAAGACGAGTTATTCATATGGACTATCTGTTCTTTTCCTTCGACAAAAATCTGTATTTGATCGGTGACCATCATTCCAGATGTGTCAATGTCAAAGGTTACGGTGGTTATTTTTTCATTGCCGTAGAGTGCTGCTGGAAAATCTGAATCGTAAAATCCGTCATAGGTAACTTCAGCAGCAGTGTCAGGATCACTAAAGTTATACATGATAACATTTCGTGATGTGTTAGTGATCAATAAAATATCTTTTTGTTTGTAGAATCCTGGAAACTTGACATAACCACGATTTGAAATCTTTGTAGGTAAAGCAGTGAGACCGTTGACTAGCACGTCAATCAGCCCGTTAGCCAATGTTGACACCAACGTAGCACCAAATACTTCTGCGGGCACTGATGGTTCTATAACCTGCGGTACTGCTGTCTGTCTAGCAGCAAAAGCAACATTCGAAAGGATATAGTTTTCTACAAGATCTCTTAAGAATGTATGAGCATAGACTTCTGGTTGACGATCACCATCTACCTGTGGGATGCCGTTTTCAAAATACTTTGAAGCATAGTTTACAGTTTTATTATTACCACCGCTGGCTATATCGTGTATATAGGCATCAACCATATAGCTGATGTCTCTGCGACACTTGGCTGCATTGTAGGTATAATAAGCAAACGGTGCTATATTATTGGCAACGTTATAGGCGATATAAGCGATGACTTCTTCTTGGATGAATCTCTTATTATCATCTAATAACTTAACGGTGTTAGGAGCCAATCCACCATTCTGTGGATTTGGAGCAACAACTGTTGGTAAACTGCTAAGGCCTATGTTTATAGCATTGATAGTTATGTTAAACAATACATTGGTGCCGTGGATACCAAGAGCTTCTGCGGGGTTGCCTGCGATAGTTACCTGTGTAGCACCACTAACGTTGTTTAATCTAGTATAGGGTGTATTAGTTAGAATATTAGTTGCGATCTTTCCTAGCAACCATTGATATGTCGCCACTTCAACACTAGGTGTTAGAATCTGTATAGCACTGTTAAGATAAAATCTAGAAGCTATCTGATAGCTAGCTGAGTTGCCGCCGTAGGTCAAATCATATATGATAGAATCTATGATGTATCCTGTGTCTCTGCGACATTTAGCTTGGCGTGTAGTTGTGTAACTGTATCCAGTAAATGGTGCTTGGCTGGCGGCTATCTGTTGTGTGATGTAGGCATTCATTTCCTCTATCAGGAATGATTTGTTAGCCGTCAACAACGCTACGGTATTTGGATATTGACCGTAGGCAGGAGGTACCGCTCCTGGTGTAAACTTAAAATATGAAATCTGTTTCTTTGCCATTTACTATTTTTCCTCAGATATTAGCTTAACGCCACTGCCATAGCGACAGCTCTTTTATCTACATAATTTTTATTAGTAGCGTGTGTTCTTATTGTTGGGTTGGTGGGTACAACTACGTTTCCACTTACTGACACACTACCACCGAATGTTGTATTTCCTGTGGCAGACACTGTGCCTGCGATCGTTACATTTCCTGCGACATCTAATGATACCAATGATCCAACACTGGTAAGACTTGAGCCTACTACGTTGCTGGCTATAAAAGTTCCAGTCAACCCCTGCGCATTTGAATTTATTTCTATGTTGGCTGTGCCATCAAACAACTGGTTATTAATCGTCCTAGCAGTGGCCAGCTTGGTTGCCGTGTCAGCATTACCAGTTAAACTACCTGTAACATTACCTGTTACATTGCCCTGCACATTTCCAACTACTGGTCCTGTATGTGTACCTGAAGTACCGCCAGTGACGTTACCCGTAACATTACCTGTTATATTACCTGTAAAAGTTCCAGATATTGTTGTTGCAGAAATCGATGATAGCCCAGAAAGAGAAGTTAGAGAACCCCCCAAAGATATCGTATTGCTACCGATAGTCACGGTGCTGTTTGCTAGTTTGCTGTTGGGTATATTTCCAGTCAACGCACTAGATGGAATCGTTGTTTCTAGATTTGAAAGATCTGCCCTTAGTATTTGATGCCCGCCCGTTACAAAGCCGTCAAATACTCTGATACTAACAGTCGAAGGGTCAAAAAACACTTCGCCCTTGCTGGCTACCTTGCGATTTAAGGTAGTTATATCATAGTTAGGAAGTAATCTGATGCTGTTAAAGTTGTTGGTAGACATAGCTATACATGGTCCTCGTCCTATTATTTATCAGTTTGAAATTTTTCAGAACCTGCGTTATCAGCTCCTTTTAAGCGTAAATATCCATATGTTTAATCTGTTTAAAAAGAAAAAAAGCTGGGTAAGATTCTATAGTCTAGATCAGAATGTTGCTGCGATCTACCCAGTCACACAGTCTAAACTAGTAGACAGAGATTGGAATGGGCTAGGAAATACCGAAAGAAACCGCCCAGAACAAGGGCGTCAAACGGTGTTAAACTGCCCGGCTATCAAGCAGCTAACTAGAACTGGGTATGTTCTTAGGGCTCCAGCAGATTTTGTCATCAAAACAGGTCCTAGCATCGAACACCTAAGCTGGGAAACTCCTTTCTTGTTTAAGCGGCACAGTGACAAATATACATTCGGCGGCACTGATTATTATGTAAGCTGGCATAGTCCTGCACAGACAGAACCATTAATACCTAAAGAAATACCTAACACAGATCGCCCCCATCTACACAGTGCTGTAAAAGTAGAAACTCCATGGCGTGTAAAGGCCAGCGATGACATTTTACTATTGCAGATTCCTGTTAGTTATGACAACGAAGCTAGATTTACAGCAGCTACAGGAATCGTTGATCCTAGGTACATGCATGCCGTAAGCGTACAACTGTTTTGGCATGTGCTAGAAGGCGATACACTGATTCGCGCCGGAACTCCATTGGTACAATATGTCCCTATTAGCAGAAAACTAGTAGAACAAAACGGTGTAGATTTTATTGTTGATGTTGCAGGACCAGTCGAGGAAGAAATAGAAGATGCCTATACTTTTTCTAATCACAGTAGATTTCCTAGATCAGACAGTGTAGGAAATAAGATGCGTGTGATTACGGATCTGTTTAGTTTCTTCCGTAAAAAATATCCTAAAAATAAGATTTAAAGATGTAGTTTGGTCAAGGGCATGGTGTTGATCTGCCCTTTGATAAAAGTGTTTACAGCCAGACTAATACGAGGAACGTTTCCTTGATATTCAGTGACCATATGTTCCATGCTGCTAGGAAATATCAACATTTCTCCGACTTTAGGTGTAAGGCTCCAACTCTTTGAGTTATAGATGTTGGATTCGTCAATGTCATACTCCAGTAACTGGTATTCGCTGGTTATAAACTTAGTCTGACCCGATTCCCCTTCAGTTTGCAGATAAAGCACTGTAGAAAACACACTGTTGGGATGATAATGTCTGTGATGTATTTGACCTTTTTCTGTTTTATTAAACCAACTTTCAGTGATAGCGATCTCTATACGTTGATTGGCTCGCATAACACCATAAAAGTATTCGCAGATTCCGTCGTATACTCCTTGAGCTAGTTTTTCAAACTCGGGTTTTTCTAGTACATTTTGATCTTTACTGATCCAGTTATTGTAGTTTGGCAACCATTCTATGCTGGTTAAATCCACACCCGATACATCTACTCCGGTCCTAAAAACTGGTTTTGAAAACAGCGGCCATATTGATTTTTCTACATTCATTATAAGTCTCTTGTAATAATCTGCTTAGATATATAGTACTGTACGATGACAATACCTATGAAACTGGAAAAAGATATAGC